TTCAAGAATCTTCGTTTGGTCGATGAGGTCTTGAGTAGTTTTTGCCTCCCTTTGCATAGCCTCAGTAAGGCTATCGGTAGAGACAACACCATCTCTGCCGGCAATGGCATAGTTACCAACGTTACGTTGAAACTCGCCAATGTCAGCAGACATATCTTTCAATACTGTATCGAGATTCTGAATCTTTTGCTCTAACTCCTTGCCATAATCTCCATCGCGCGCTGTGTCTCCTAAACTGTGATAGACATTCCTGAGCAATTCGAGTTGATGAGAGAGCTGGTTATAGCTGCCGACAGTATCACCATTAATCTTCTCCTCAATCTTCATGCGCTGAACGAGTTCGGCTTTACTGACCGCAAGCGCTCTGCCTGTGGAAACTAAGGTTGCCTGCTTCTCGACATACTTGTCCTCGATGGCAATCAGTTCTTCTTGGCTTTTCCTATCCTCTTTGGCACTCTTAATATCCTCATCATACTGTTTTTGGAGGTCTTTCTGAGCCTTTTTATTCTTCTGAATCTGCTGCTCAAGTCTAACGAGAGTTTCTGTTTCATAAGAATAACTCTCGCCAACAGCCTCAACCATTTCAGCAACCTTTTGGCCATCGCGGTACTCTTGCCGAACAGCCTTGTTTACCTTCTCCTGCTCCATGAGTTGGCGGGAAATGGTATTGGTGGTATTGGCTATCACCTGCCCCTGCTGCTGCACTACGTTGGTCAGCTGGCGCTGCGCCTCCGTAGCTTCCTTGGTCTTGGTCACCAGCAGCTGGTCAAGCTTGTCGATGTCCCCCGTTATCTTCACGGGCACATCAAGCCCTTTGGCCAATGCCGTTGCTACGTTCTGATACTTCTGCAAGGCCTCGTCCATCTGCCCCTTTAGGTTGACCAGCTGGTCTATCGCTGACTGATCTACCAAGTCTGTAATCTTAACGCTCATAATCAGTATTGGGAAATATATTCTACAATCGGTTTCGTCTGCTCTCCGGATTTACAGAAGTCGTAGGTGCCATCCTCTTTCTTGAAAATAACAACATCACATTCTTCCATTATCGCATAGGCCTTGCCGAGTCGCCGGATGCGCTCCAACTCAGAGGCTAATTTCTTATTCTCACACGCGCAACTCATGAATATCCACTATTGCTAAACAGTTCTTCAATGGCTGGAGTGGTATAATTCTTGTTGAAGTAGTCTACCGCTACTTCACTGATGTCAAGTATCACTGCCCCATACTTGGCGACAATCAACGGTGCATCCCCTTCCATCGCGGTAACGTCTACGCCATAGTCGGTCTTAACGTAGTCGATGCAGTTGTAGAAGGTACCATCAATGAAGAGGTTGGGGACTGATGCCGGACGTGGAGCAAGGTCAAGCATACGGCTCGCTTCCGGTGGAGTGATTTTCATCTTCCACTCTTTGTAGCCCTCGGCGCCAATGTAGAGAACATCATCCTCATAGTGATGCCAATTGACCTTGTTGAAGTATGGGTCCTCTTCGTATATTGGCGATAGGTACTCACCAAGGCCGTTAACACCGCTGTACAGTTGCTCTCTGACCATCTGCGAGAACAGATAGGCGTTCTGGTGCATACAGTCAAGAACGGATTTCTCAAACTCGTCCGCTATCTTGTCGATGATGTCTGTTACCTGCTCGATGTCCATAACTATAAATTTAAGGGGTGGAGGCTCATTGCTAAACCTCCACCCCGATGTATTATTCTTCAGACTTCTCGGTGATGAGGTCGTACACATGACCGAGCATCTTCTTCCGCGTTGGCTTGTCTCGATCCTGCCAGAAGACGCCTATGTGAGCCTTGACAAATGCGTCCTTAGTCAGTTTCTCAACCGCGCTCTTTACGAACGTTACGCCCTCGTATTTCAGAAGCTCGTCCATGCTTAGGCCTGCTCGATGCCGATTACGCCTGCCTCATAAAGCACGCTCGGTGCTTTCAGGCTCGGAGTGGCGCCACCGGTTGACGTGATGGTCAGGGTGTCTGAATCTGAGTCGTATGTTACTGCTGTCGGGTTACCGTTAATCAGATTAGCGTTGTCGGCAAGCAGAGGACCGTAGGTTGAGGTGATGTCGGCACCGCCAATGTGCTCAACTACTTTGTACTTGCTGCTCTTGTCGTCGGTAGCAACGAGGTCAACCAGGGTCAAGCCAAGTGTGTACTTGCGCGGGTCGAAGCCCAACGGCTGGTAGTCGTACTTGGTGACTGCTTCCTTGGCGTTCTCGTAGCAGAAGTTGATTACCAACGATGCCTTGTCAGACGAGGTCGGATGCTGTACTGAGGTTGAGTAGATGGTGCTCATCGGGAAGCCGGCGAGTGTGTCGGTGCCGTCGTTGATACCGTAGATGATGAAGTCCTCATCGAAGAAGTACACATCGTACTTCTGGTTGGAAGTCTTCGTGATGGATGCATCCAATTCAGGATAGAAGTCATCCATCGTGTACTGGTCAGTGCGGGCAGAGAAGCCGGTGTTCTTGGTGCCTCCGTAGCCGGTAGCGTTGGTCTGTGCCTCGCCACCATCCTTGGCATACTCGACAAAGGTTACGATGCCATAGACTCTCTCAGGAGTGGCAGCGTGAACAAGTTTCTCAAGCGCATCGCCGGTGAGATTGGCGGGAAGCTTGTAGCCGTGATGCACCAGCAGGGCACCTTTCATTCGGCCAAAATCAATCGAGCATTTTGAAACGCCCGTGTTGAGCTGTGCGAGATTGCACTTGCGTAACGTTCTCATGTTATCTGCAATTTTGTGGTTTAATATTCAGTTCGAGGTTGTTAATATTAATGGCATCTATAGGCTCACTGACAGCATCCCCGGCACTGCTATAAGCTCCATATCTGCCATAGGTGTAGTTCTCAGAGTACTCGTGCGGTACCTCATCCTCTGCAAAATCAAACCGCCCATCTTCTTTCAACGCCTCAATGAATCTCCGGTATATCGGTCGTAGAATGTACTCAAAGGAATACACCTTACGCTCTTCATTGCTCCATTGCTGCTTCGAGGAGCAGGCTATCAAGACTTTCACCTTGCTCTTGGAGTAATAGATGTTGTCCTTGCCTCTGGTTTCAGTAGCAGGGACGAACAGCACGATCAACGGGAACTTCATCTCATTGCCTTTGTCAGTTCTGCTCAGTTCATCAAGGCGTTCCTTGACATACTGGCCATTGCCAAAGGTGTAGTTGATGGTCGGGCAATCAATCTGTGTTACCTCATTACCACGAGCAACAGCAATCTTGCAGCCAACGGAAGTCGCTGCCACCACATCCTCGAAGATTTCTACGAGTTCACGGCTACGCTGCTGTGCCTTTGGGAATATCTGTCTCATAGATTGAAGCTATTGATTTTGGTAAGCATATTGCGGGTAGTGCGAATGTTGGGGAATGGACATTCGGAGGATTTACACCAGCCCACGAAGCGAAGATTTCTCTCCACCATCGCGTTCCACGTGCCTACTTGTCGGTTGATGGGAGCAACATAGTTGTTGGCAGACTTCAGCCTCATCAGTCCGGTGATGGTGGCTTGGTCTTGCGCGTCTCGCATCATCTTGAAGAACACGTAGTCGGCAAAGGACTGGCGTAGTTGGTCGCATAACGTTTCAAAATGCTCCTTGTTGAGGTCGTCCCCCTCATCCTTGCAGACGAGATAGGCGTTGACCTTGTTGCCAAGAGCTTCACCGAGCATCTCGCGAAGATACCCCTCCTGATAGTAGGAGATGTAATCTTCGATGGCAGCATTGACCTCTTGCGCATTGGGGTTAGGCATGATGCCCAGCGATGCGTTGAGGATGTGCCGTGGTCCGGCGGTGAAATATGAAACGTCTATTAGCATTACTCTGATTTCTTAGATGGTTTCTTGACCTCTTTCTTGTCCTCAACGGCTACCTCTTTGGTATCGTTAACGACAACTTCCTTGGTATCGGTAGCCTCAACGCCTTCTTCCTTAACCTCTTCCTTATCGAGAGGAGTGAAGTTTAAATCACCCCTCTCGATAAGGATTCGGTTATATCGGATGACATTGGCTATTGCTTTCGGGCTACCTGAAAGAATATACCTGTCAGCCATAGCGATTAGTCTTTAGCGATTGCTGCCTTAAGTGCGCTGATTGAGCCGTATGCGAACGCCCAGGGGTTGTATACGGGTACAATCATTTCAGCCTGACCCATCAGGACAATCTGGTTCTTGAGCTTGGTTTCTACGTCGTCAGCCCATTCCACGGTCAGCGGAGTGTAATCAACGATTTGAGCACCAAGGTTCATGTCACCAAGGAAGTACTTGCCGGCAGGAATACCGGTGTAAGGAATCACGCGGAGACCGGCGATTACCGGGTTGCCGTTGATGTCCTTAACAACTTCGAGGCGGTTGCCGTCAGTTGCCTTCTCGGTGCGGATGCTATTCAGGGTGATGGGGTTCAGCACGAGAACAGTGGGGATGAACTGTGCGTAGGTCATCACAGCAACAGCAGTTTCGAGAGCGTCGATGCTGTTAGGAGATTCTACACTCTTGAACGCGCCATTGGTAACCCTAAAGGTCATTGCAGCAGCATCAGCTTTCAGCTTGTCGGCTGCGGTGTCGGCCAACTTCACGCCCTCCAAGAAGATGCGGGTGTCGTTAACCTTGATGACGTCAAAGGTGTTGTTGAGGTCGGTGTTGGTGCCGGCACCTACGAAGGTGATGCGCAAGCCCTCAACCAAGAGGTCGTGTGCAGTTGCGAACTCAACGATAACGCCGTTCTCTGCCTGCTCGATGGCTGCAACAGAACCAGCTTCACCGCTGATAACTGCTTCGGAGATGATGGACTCAACGGACTTAACACCGTTGTAACGAGTGATACCCTTGAGGTTGTCACCACTGCCATCACCAAAGAGGATAGCGAAGTCTTCTGCATCGCGAACAGCGCTTACGACACAGTTCAGGACGTAACCGCGGAGGAAGGTACGGCACTTGAGGGCACGCTTTGACAGCTTGAAGTGAGTACCGACACGAGAAACCTGTGCGGTCTCTTCTTTTACCTTAACGCTTGATTCGGGCAGACGACCGTTTTCAGCGAGGTAGCGAGCGTTCTTGTTAACCTCGTAGATCTGCTGGTATGCAAGCAGGGGGAACTGGTCCTCACCCTGGAGCACGGTAGCGAAGTCGCGAACGTGAATCTTCTTGTCGGTTGCCTGAGAAACGATGCGGTTGGTTTGCTCAGTGATGAGATGTGTGCCGGTGTAGTTGCCGGTCATCGAAACGTCCTTGAAGGTGAAGGAGCCTGAGTTCTTTTCCTTACCGTTGAGGAAGTCTTGGAACTTGGGCGAGTCGTACATCTCGTCAAAGGTCTCGTTGTACTTGGCAACGAGGTCGGTGCCGACGCCGTACTTCTTCATCTTGTCCATAGCAGCAGCTACAGACTTAACCTGCTCTACGAGTTCGGCGTTCTCTTTCTTGAGAGCTTCGAGTTCCTCGTTGTTGCTTGACTTGATGAGGTCAAGTGCTTCCTTGAGGGCTGCACTGTCGGTCAAGCCGTCTACTGATTTGTTGATGGCATCGGTGAAACCGCCTACCATTGCGTTGATAAACGCTGACTGTTCCTCGTTGAGGCCTTTCGTCTTCACGCCCAGGATGTCCTGAACTTCTTTTTCTGTTAATTTAGCCATGACTAAAAAGGATTTAGTTAATGATTAATTGCAGTGTTTAGTTGTGCCCAGAATGAGGGCGAGGGGATTTCTACGTTCTCCTTGGTGGTGAGCTTGTCACCTTCGGTGTCATTCTTCTCCGCCTCGGAGTCCGGGTCGGCTGCTGCTCCGGCGTCCACGATCAATGCGTTGTTGCGATAAACGCGAGACCAGCAATGCGGGCAGCGTACATAGTTCAGCAGGTCTGTAATTGCCTTTTCTGTCAGAGTAGCCTTTTCGCCCTTGAAGGCGTCAATGATGGCTACCACTGCATCGCGAACTTCAGGCTTAAGTTTGCTCAACTCATCAGATACCACGTCATGTGCCATCCATGTGAGATACTGAGCTGCATAATCTTGAACTTCGGATGAGAAGGTGTGTTCCGGCTGCGACTCGTAATCAAACTGCTCGCCACAGCAGGGGCACGTTACAATGGCACCCCCGTTGAGGGATTTGAGTAATGTGTCGAGAGTCATATCGTATTGTTTTAGTCGTTCGTCCGAATAACCGTGCATCTTGAATGCACCACGAACAAACTCTACGGCATCTCTTACTTGGTCAGCGGTGGCGCTCTTCAGCCCTACGAGATAGGTGTTGGGGTTCGCTCCCCATCCTGTCAGCGTCGAGTATTCGAGCATCTTCCACTCCTGCACCTTGCGCCTGTCGTCAGGGTCACGCTTGATAGCCTGCACACCGATGGAGTGCTCAAGCGTTCTGCCTGCTTCGGCAAACAGCTTGTAGTCGTTGTAGACGTCACGCCCAATCTGCTTGTCAAGGTTGATTTTACCAACCATGATTACGTTGTCCTCCTTTTCCTCTCCGGAAAGGGGAACACCGAGCAACTGCCGGCTGTCATGGTTGAGGAACCAGCGCATCTTGGTAATGTCGTTCTTCAACGTTTTGACAAAGGACCCAGGCATTGAGATGTCGTGCTGCACATCCTCAATGCCTATACCGTTCACTCCTACGGTGACGATACCCTTTTCATTTACGTCAATCGCCTTCGTCTCGTACTGAAGGCTCTTCATCGTTTCATTCATCTCCTGTTGAGGGTTTAGCGTTATTGTTTGAGTTAGTTGTAGTCGTTGATTTTGTTGAGCCAGCGATGATGGAGTCAACCTGCTGGAGTTCCTCCGGCGTCATTTGGAACTTAAGCTTGCCGAACAGAGGAATCTCTTCGGCCAATTGGCTTTCGTGCATCTGTGCTCTGATGTCATCCAGCGTAATTAATCCGGCGTTGAACTGCATAAGGCAGCGCTCCATGCGTAGCTTGGAAACCTCCTCAGCCTCTTTCATACCTTTCTGCAAGCAGTCTACATCGCTGAAGTCACAGTCTATGTAGAGGCCCTTATCCTCGAGGCCGAGGAAGCGGGTAACATCCTGACAGAACTGCTTGGCCATCGGGATGATTACAGAGGTGTAAACATCCTTTTGGGACCCAATCTGATTGTCGTAGGTGGATTTGTCCTTACGCGGTACGAGGTCTGACGGTATGCCGAATACACTTGCTATCTTGATTGCATCTTCAAGCGTCTCCTCAAATGGCTGTAATTCCTGAATTGAGAGGTTGGTGCGCTTGAAGTCTACCGGAACATCGGTAATGGCATATGGCATCTTGCCTCCACCAATGCCGTAGTTCTTCTGAATTTCTTCCTTGAGCTGTTCTTTCTCCTTTGGCTCGAGAGCAACGGAGCCGGTTTGGTCGCTCTTCTGCGCTACGATGAAACCGAGGGCGCCACGCTTAACGTAGATTACGTTACGAGCCTCGTACACGGCGATGAGGTTAGAGATAGGTTTCAGCACCGACATTAAACGGCTCTGCGCCTTGAGGAAGTTGGGCCCCTCAACGATGCCGGGCAGCCCATCGCGGTCATGCCATATCTGCTGTGTCGGAATGAGTAGCCCGCTATATGTGCCGAGGTTTAGCTTGTAACCCTTGATGAGTTCTTCCTTAGTGGCGATGCCAAAGACGGGGACGCCGTTGCTATAGCTTACCGGAATCACCTGCACCAAGTTTGCCGGCAACTCCCAATAGTTGTCACACCATTGGCAGATGGTGGCGTCAGGGCTGATGGTATCGGGCATGGACGCTCTCATGAAAGCGTTACCTGTTGCAAGCTTGTTAACGAAGTGCTGGTAGACGATTTCTCGCCATGTCATTACGGGGTTCGGCTGCTGAAGAATCACGGCTAAGTTTCGACGATCACACCAAACAATGCTGTCGTCCTTAACGCGCTTCAAGTCGTAGTGTCCCTCGCTGATGCGCTTAGCTATGTAGTCTATCGGCCAGAAGACTTCCGGCACTGTGCGGTATAGCTCCATGAAGTTAGAGCTGCACACGTGCGGTTGAACAAGCCCTTCGAGTTTGGCCAATAGCTGGTTGTACTGCCATGCGTCGGCAACGCGCTTGTCATCAGCAGGAACAGCTGGCGCCACCTCTGCCAATGATGCAGACTTAGTTCGGAATAAGTTTTTTAAGTTCATACGTTGCTTTGCTTTTAGAGCAAATTAACAGCGTATTTCCCTTGCTTTTCCAAAACTGCTTAAAAACCGAAATTGTAAATGTTTGGTTATGATGCGCTAACTATCATTGCATTAGCGCGTTACGCGCTTGCATTGCCGTAAAACGATTTTACAACGAAATGCACAAAACCACTGAGAACGGCACTCGCCTCAACGTTACCGTTATCCTTGTTGTAGTCAAGAAGATTGGTCATGAATTGCCCATACTCCACATCCTCATCGGCTTTCTGCTCATTGAAGAGGATACTATTGCGGACGAAGTCAGAGGTGGCAGCTATGCGCCTGTCGAGGTCGGACACCTCCGGCATCACGCGAACGCCGGTAATGTCCTTGCGAAGTTCACGGACGAAAGCGAAGTAAGACTGAGGGCACTCAATGATGGTGCGCTCGCTCCCGATCGTGGCAAGCACCTCCTTGATTTCCTCTGTCGATGAGGTCTCCCTGAAAGCGACATCGAGGATGTGCCATCGCTCGCCACACTGCTTGCCATGTACCATAACGAACTTGCCTTTGACGTATGGCATGGTGTAGACAACCTCGTTGGTGTAGCTGCACTGCGTCTCGGGGTTGAAGAAATGGATGGCACCATCACGCGCATAGAGGTTACGCTTACGGCGATTACTAAACAGTGCGAACTCCTCCTTGAGAACGTCACAGCATAGGTAGCGGAAACAGTCGCTAAGGTGGCCATGCGCTTCATAGCTCTGGCCTGTCTGCTTGTTCTTAACGCGCGTCTTGAGGATAGCCCCATTGACATCTTTCTGCACGCTGAGGTAATCCTGGATAGAGACCTTGCACTCATCGCCAATGGTGATGGTTACCCCCTCCTGCTGCCCCTCGAAGATAGAGTTGATGAACTCGCCCGACATCGGGACACTCGGGTTCCGCTTGCCGACACAGTCCTCAACCTCGAAGTCGTAGGACTTGATGCGGTCAATCAGCAGGTCAAGGAATGAACGCTTCTCTTCGTCTATGGTATTGGCTGCTCTTGTTGAGGCATCGCCATGTAGGTAAACCTTATCGGTGTAGTTGAGGTCGCGAAGACGTTGCGCGATGAGGTCGCCTGTCTTTCGGACTGTGTTGTTGGGCTGCTCGCCAATGGTCTCCCCTATCTGCCAAATATGGGTGCCGTTGTCTGTGTGAACTTGCCAATAGGTGACGGAGATGTATGGCAGCACGTTGTTGTCGACTGAAATATGGATAGGCAGTGAAGCATCGTAGGCAGCTGGCGCTGTGTGTAACCCGCGATTGAACGAGCCGAAGAACTCTGACCCGCTTTGGATGATGCCCCACTCGCCAAGGGCATAGACGTTGTAGTAGTCGGGGTCGGTGTGCTTCAGCTTGTCGAAACGCGCAATACACTGTTCATCGTAGAACCCATAGGTCCCATCCGGAGAACCAACCACCCAATAGTTGTTGAGGTAGGTAGTCTGTATCACCACCGTATCGGGGGCGTGCTCAGTTATCACACCTGTACGAGGATTCATCAGCGCCTTGGTGCTGTTCATCCGGATAGACTTTACCTGAGTAAACTCTTTCGGTATTAACCGCCCTTTGATGTGAACGTCCATCGGCAGGGGTTGCCACTTCTCTGTGTCGAAGATGTCTTTCTTAATCCAATGATCCTCGCTGATAGGGTTGAATGCTGCGATTATCTGCTGCCCTGGTTTACCACGGAGGCGGAGGCAAATTTGGTCGAAGTCCATCTTATCGAACTCCGACAACTCGTCCAAGAAGACTCGCTTGAATTGGCTGATACCTTTAATCTTCTCGGAGTCATCGCAACCCTTGAACACGATGCGCGCGCCATTGGTGCACTCGATGAGGCGCTCCTTGAATGTGAAGATGTCGGAGTAACCAAGTTGCTTGGCTGCTGTCTTGAAGTCGGTGTAAATGGCATCCTTGATACTCGCCCCGACTTTACGCATAACCAGGGTATTGCTCCCCTCTGTCAAAGTCATGGTCAGAACCATCTGCGCCACGCTGTATGACTTGCCGGATGAGGAGCCACCATACAGAATGATGTAACGCTTGGTCTTATCTTCCATGAGCTGTGCCAAGTGGAAGCCTAATGGGTTGAGTTTCGTGTAGCGAAGTATCATAGGTTATGTTATTGTTCTACCATGTCGTCATCGTCGAAGCCGAACATGAGTTCTCCAAATTGGTTAGTCTTGAGGTTAATGTCTTTGGCTGCTGCGAAGCCGAGTATCTTGATGATGGCATCTTCGGCTGACTGCTTGTCGAGCACCCACACAATCTTTCCGTTGGCGAGCACGCGCGGAACCAGCAGCAACCTCAACTCTTTGGGCATCTCATAGAGTTTGCGCTGGCGCCATTCGCCTGACTTATCGTCTTTCTTCAGGAAGTTTAGAGGGTCGGCGTTGATGCGCTTAACGTTCCTTGAAACCATGTCCTCTTGGGATATTGTGAGCACTCGCGCGCGCTCTGCTTCAAGCTCCTTTACCCTTGATATTACCTTGACGTCTTTAGCCAACCTACACGCGTTGCTCCACACCGACTCAGGCTTGGTTGTATCCTTAACATTGTAGGCCATCCGGTAGGCCTGAGTGTAGGTCTCCTTGGGGTTCGTTCCGTATGCGTCCACAACGTATTGGCAGAACTTCTCCTGCTGTGGCGTCAACTCGTTCTCGTTTGTTCGTCTCATAGTGCTATTGTCTGTTATTGTCCTTAGATGTAGCTGCGCTCTCTGCTCTTGCAAGTGTAATAGCGGAAATCTTGTTACGCTCTTGCAAGTATTGTACTATTTGAAGCTTTAACCCGCCCTTGAAAAAAATATCTACCAGCCCTCCAATATAGCCCGAAACAGAGGCGTTGTAGCCTGCCATTTCGAGCGCTTTTGAAGTTCTGATGGGCGTATCACCTGAAAATAATGGTCGGGAAACGCAACTGTATTGGCAAATATAGCGCATTATTCGCCTCATCGGACGAAACCCCTAAAATCTCGTTTGAGAAAACACCCTTATGTAAGTATAATGTTATACTTATGTTTACCCTTATATAAGGGAACATAAGGGTAACTTAAGGGTGCACTCAAACGAGGGGAAAGTAAGCACAACACTGGTCAAGTGCTATCAAAGAAGAGTTCTTCGCGGGGCTGACCATGAGCTGTGCGAA